AACGCACAAGAAGAACATCAAGACCGGACTGAAAAATACTACAGCCGACAAACGGCAGACGCACCAAACGCAGTTCAGACAATGGGCGCATAAGTATCCGAATGTGCGAGTCGTGAACTGCACGCCGGGATCACTCTTGAAAGGTTTTGAATATGGCAGCGACGAAAACATATTCCGGGCGCAGGGCTTCGCAGAACGAACAGGAGTTGAGCGCATTCATAGCGCTACTGCGCGAGCGGAATGTGCGACGGTATCTTGAGATCGGTGCGCGCCACGGAGACACCTTTCACCAAGTGATGCGGGCGCTGCCTGCGGGCAGTACAGGAGTGGCGGTCGATCTGCCCGGCGCTTTGTGGGGTGATAAGAAATCGTCCGTGTGCCTGCGTCGCGCGGTCGCGAACTTGGGACATCGCGGCTACCATTGCAGTTGCCTGTTCGGCGATTCGCATACGCAAGCCACCAAGAAACTGATCGTAGGTCGCGGCCCTTATGACGCAATCCTGATCGACGGCGATCACACCTTGGACGGTGTGACGCGCGACTGGCAACTGTACGGAGAACTGGCACCGATAGTTGCGTTCCATGACATTGCTGGCACGGGTCAAGCAGAAAAGGTAAACGGCAATCCGGTCGAGGTTCCGATCCTTTGGGAAAATATAAAAAAGCATCACCGAAACTTGGAGTTCGTCGCCAGCGATTCGCGCATGGGCATCGGCGTGGTATGCAACTATATTTCGTAAACGGTCGGCACCAACTCGACGCGAAGGCAGCACTCATCGAAGGATTGGATCGGCACAATGCCTTGTCGCTCGGTCCGAACGTGACGGCTTGTTGGAGTTGGCGCACAGGGAAACGATTCCGCAGGATGGGTCGCGACGTATTGATTCTTGAACGCGGCTACATCGGTGATCGATTTTCGTATACGTCTATCGGTTGGAATGGTCTGAACGGATACGCGCGCTTTCCACATTACGCCGACGATGGCGGCGATCGATTCTCCCGAATGGGCGTTGAGATTGAGGACTGGAATCCGCACGGCGAATACGTGTTACTGATCGGGCAGGTCAAAGGCGATGCGTCATTGCGCGGGCAGAATCTTCGTCACTGGTATGCCGATACAGCCAGACACGCGCGCACCGTCTACAACTTGCCCGTTCGATTCAGACCGCACCCGGAAGAATTGAAACGCGGACACAGCACAACGGTCGCAGGTTGCGAAACCGATCTCGGTAAATTGCGCGATGCGCTTATGGGTGCGGCGGTCGTGGTGACGTTCAATTCGAATACCGCAGTCGAGTCTGTACTCGCTGGCAAGCCTACTGTCTGCATGGATGCGGGTTCAATGGCGTGGACAGTGTGCGCGCATTCGTTAGGCGACGCGCCCCCGCGCGCGCGCGAGGCGTGGGCGCACGCGCTCGCGTGGAAGCAATGGACACTGGACGAGATACGCAATGGCGACGCGCTGATCGGCATAGTCAACGAACTGAAACACGGAGCGCTCCACTATGGCTAGTGACGTATTCGATGTGAAGGTAGAAGGCATCGAGAAAATCGTAAAGCGTCTGAAGTCCTTGGACAGCAAAAAAGCCAAGAGTGCGATGCGTTCATCGGTGCGCGTCGGCGCGAATGAGATCAAGAAACTTGCCGTGCAGTTTGTGCGACCGTCTGACAATCCTGCGACCTACGAAAACATTGCGAAGAACATAATCGCTAAGACAGGCGGCGCACGATCCGAGAAAAAGAATGGCGGCTTGGGTCATGCGCATAGGCGTTAGGGTGGCGCAAAGCGTTATGTTCAGAACAAGGGCAACGTTCGCAAGCATAGAGTTGGCAAGAAATATAAGACGCTTGGTTCCGAGTTTAATCCCGGCGGCGATACTTACTACTGGCGCTTCGTTGAGTTCGGTACGTCAAAGAATTACGCGCGGCCTTTCATGCGCAATGCAGCGGCACAAGGTGCGCAGCCCGCGATCAATGCAATAACCCGAGACTTGCCGAAAAAGATTGACCGCGAACTTGCGAAGGTCAACTGATGTATCCGAACATCTTCGAGATCGTATCGGCTGACGCTGGCGTGATTGCCGCACTCGGTCCCGATCCGATTCGCTTCTGGCCTTTCGGGTTAGCGCCGCAGGCAGAGACAAGACCTTACGCTGTGCATCAAGCCGTATTCGGCAGCCCGGAAAATAGTTTGTCATGCGTGCCCGACATCGATCACTGCGCGGTGCAGGTGGACGTATACGCGCGCAGTGTAACCGAGACACGCACCGTTGCGGCCGCGGTTCGCGATGCACTGGAATTGGATTGCCACATGATTGCGCACAATGGCGAATCGTGGGAGCAGGATACTGGATTATTCAGAGTTGGAATGACCTTCGAGTTCTGGACACCTCGGGGTTAGAAGGGCATACCGCTGCGATTGCAGCATTCACTTTGAACCGGCCTCAGTGCCGGTTTTTTTATGGAGACTCAGATGGCAGTAAAGACACAAGGCACGCAGTTGTTCGCAATCGATCCGGACACTGGTGACGTAATCACAGTCGGTTGCCCGACTTCAATCGATGGCATCGATACCGCTATTGAACAGATCGAAACGACATGCCTTGACTCGCTCGCTCGCGAGTATGTCGCAGGTATGCCAACACCGGGAACGGCCACGTTCGCGATCAATACCGATCCGCAAGATCCGTCGCATGTACGCCTGCACGAACTCAAGATCGAAGGCGCTCTCATGCAGTGGGCTGTCGGTTGGTCAGACGGCACTTCGCTTCCGACATCGAACCTCGGTTCGGATGCAGAGTACGCGTGGGCCACGCCGCCGACCTCGCGCTCGTGGATTCTGTTCGAAGGCTTCATGAATTCCTTCCCGTTCACCTTTGCACTGAACTCTGTAGTGCAATCGACGGTTGGCATTCAGGTCTCCGGCGAGCCACAATTCGTGCCGAAGGTAAGTTAACGGCGATACCACCAATCTATGGAGGCTGTCTGTGGGCGTACTCGCCGTCGATTCCCGGGCCTCCACCTTTAACGGCGAGGAAGTGCTATGGATATTTCAGAACTGCAAGCAATGGGTGCGTTCGTTTCGAAGAAACCGGTCAAGCGAACCATCGAAGTCACGAAGCCTGTTCTCGTTCCGGCCGAGCAATGGCTCGATCCGAGCGAGCCAGAGTTCACTGGCGAAACGGAAACCGTGGACATGGATGTCCATTTTCGTTTGCTGTCGTTTGCCGATCAACTCGCGGCATCGAAGGCCGATGATGGCGACCGGGAACTCGTCATGTTGCAGCGCATGATCGCAACGCCAGACGGTGCTCCGGTATTCGAATCGTTGGATCAGGTTCGCTCGCTGGACAACTGGCTGGTGCTTCCGCTCATGCAGGCGGCGGGCGAACTGTTGGGAAAAAACCAGAACTCGAAACCGGCGACGAGTTCTGGATCGAGTTAACGCTGGCGCTCGGCGGGCGCACGCCTGACGAGTGGCAGGCGGCGTTGAGTGTCGAGTGGGTGAACAAGTTCATGCTGTATCGCGACAAGCATGGACCGTTCAACGCATCGTACCGAACTGAACTTGCAATCGCGCGCGCGGTGTCGCCGTTCTTTAAGAACGTCACCCCTCGCGACCTGCTACTGTGGCCGGTGATCGAGCCTGTCGAAGCCGATGTCAAGGACGTTTTCGCAATGATTAAAAGTCTAGCAACCAAGCCGAAGAGCAAGGCCAATGGCAAGTAGAAACATCGGCACATTGTCAGTCGATCTGGTACTCAAGGCGGCTGGCTTTGTGAAAGGCTTGGACGCGGCTGGCCGTGCCGCAGGCAAGCAATCGAAGTCGATGGGCGCGCAGTTCGAATCGCTGGCGAAGAAACTCGCGGCGTTTGGAACTGCTGCTGCGACAGGCCTTGCGTACTTCACCAAGCAGGCGATTGACGCGCAGGACAAGATTCGAGACTTGTCGAAATCCACCGGCGCGTCCACGGAGTTCTTGTCCGAGATTAAGTCGGCAGCCGAATTGTCAGGCACAAGTCTCGATGCTGTTGCGAATAGTTTCACCAAGATGTCCAAGGCGGCAGTCGCATCAATCGAGAACATCACCGGACCAGCAGCGAACGCATTCAAGAAACTCGGTGTTGAAGTTCAGAATGCGGACGGCACTGTCAAGGATTTGGAAACGCTGTTCCTTGAAACGTCCGACGCAGTTGCAGGCTTCGAGGATGGTGTTGGCAAGACCGCAGTAGTCACCGCGATCTTCGGCAAGAGTGCTGCGCAACTGATTCCGTTGCTCAACGCAGGCGCAGACGGCCTTCGCCAGATGCAACAGGAAGCAGAGGAATGGGGCCTCACTGTAAGCAAGGAATCCTCTGACGCAGCGGACGAGTTCAACGACAACCTGACCAAGATCGGATACGCGCGACAGGGTTTCGTCAATCGATTTGCCAGTGCGGTTCTGCCTACGCTTGCTGAATTCTCAGGCGAGATAGTTGCCAGTCTCAAGGAAGGTCTGAAGGACAGCGGCGACGCCATTATCTTTTGGGGCGAACTCGTCACCGGCGTGCTCGCCGTTGTGCTGGATAGTTTTCGAGCGGGGTTTTCGGTACTCAAGTTCGGCTTCGAAACGGTCGGCAAAACTGCTGGCGCAGGCATGGCAAAGTTCGTCGCTCAGATCACTGGCAACTTCGACGATGCTGCGCGCATACAGGAGGAATGGGAAGCGGACATCGCCGATGGCCTCGACGATCTCGTCAACGATCCGAACCTCGGCAAGTATCAGCGCATATGGGAGGACATGAAAGACGGCGTGCGCAACTTCGGCGCTGCCATTGAAGAAATAGATTTATCAGAACTGCCGAAACGCAAACTGACATTCGTTGACGAAGGCGCCGCACAAAAACTCCAAACGGAATCCGCAAGCGCGCTCGCAACCATCCAGAATTTGATCACTGGTATAGAGCAGCAAGCGGCGACGATGGACGCGTCGCAACTTGAGACGATGGAATACAGTCTTGCGACTGGCGAACTTGCTCGCACCTTCGAAGCGGCAGGCGCAGCGGCCGCACTTGCTGGCGTTGATCTTGAAGATTATCGCGAACGGCTTTTGGAGAGTGCAGCAGCGCAAGACGAAATGGCCCGCGCTTCTAAGGCTGCCGCGGAGGCGTCAGCGGCAGTTGCGACGATGCAGTCAGAAGCGGCTGCAATGACGGAACGAAACCTGACTCCGTTAGAAAGAATGAACGAAGCACTCGCGGACGTTGAGCAAAAGCGCAACTCGATTGACGCGCTTTCAGGCGAACCGCTGATAAGCGCCGAGACAGCCGAGCGCGAAATTCTCGCCATACAAAAGTCCTACGAGGATGCGATACGCGGCGTCAATACGTTTGCTGAACGCGCCAGCGAGAACATACAGGACAGCATTGCCGATGGACTTATAAACGGCTTCGACGATGGCGCGAAAGGAATGCTTGAGAGTTTCGGGAAACTCATTCAGGAGATTCTTGCGCAAGCGGTAGCCGCCGACATTGCCAAAGCCTTGTTCGGTGGCGGTGGCGTGAATTCTGGCGGCGGGTTGTTTGGGTTCATAGGTGATCTGTTCAGACGCGAGAAAGGTGGACCGGTCAGTGCTGGAACAACCTACGTTGTAGGTGAACGCGGACCTGAACTGTTCACGAAAAATGTCAGAGCCTTTCACTCAAACGTTTCTGACTTGGTTCGCAACAGGTTCGGTGATCAAAACGTTTCGACAGTGAACAGGCGCGGGCCGGATTTGTTCACGCAGAATGTAGACCAGTCGATCAGTTCGTTTGCTGAATTCATTCGTCATCTGTTCGGCGATAGCAGCGTGTCTATCGTTGGCGCGCGCGGGCCTCAACTCCTGAAGCCTTTGGTCAGCGGGTCGATCATTCCGAACAACGTACTGGAACGCGTGCATGAACTGTTCGAACGTACCGAAGTCTCGAAAGCCACGAGCCGTCTAGCGACAGACACTTCGCACGAATCATTGCAGGATCGCATCACGCAGTTGCGTGAATTGTTTAGTCAGCGTGAGCAAGTTTCAATCGCCAGCAATCAGACACACGGCGAACACAGACACGAGTCGTCCCTGATCGAACGGGTCAGAGAGTGGCGTGAAATAATAAAGGATCACATGACCCACTTTATGCCGAGCCTGAATGCGTCGATACTGTTTCGCAGTCTTGGCTTTGACTTCGGTGGCGGTCGCGCATCGGGCGGTCCTGTATCGCCGGGCACTGTCTACCTCGTCGGCGAGCGCGGCCCTGAGTTGTTCACTGCGCCTGCCAGCGGTCGAATCATTCCCAATGCGCTGGTGCCATCGGTCGTCAAGTCAACCAGTAGCGAACGCAACGAACACAACCAGCGCAGCGAGGTACGTTTCGTCGAACAGGTTAAGCGACTGCACGAATCTTTCGTAAAAGGCAGCGCGGGCGTTAACATCATGCAAAGCCTGTTTGGCTTCGGCGGGTTTCGCGCTGCCGGTGGCATGGTGTCAGGCGGCCGCACCTACATGGTCGGCGAACGCGGTGGCGAGTTGTTTATGCCGAACCTCAACGCTGGCCTGCCCACTTCTGCCAATGCAGGTCCGGTAGTGAATATCACGCAAGTGAATAACATCGAAGGCTCTAACCTTGGACCGGAACAGATGGTCGCGATCTTGGACGAGAACAACAAGAAACTGAAAGGCGAATTCCTGCAAGAACTGCGGCGCGGGACGTATTCATGACGACCTTTAATCTAACGCAATGCCCGACGAGCGTTCAGGTGTCACTGATTGCAAACACTGCGCTATATGCGTCGCCTCTGATCGCGAGCGCACAGACGTTAGATCGACAGGGCTACAAGTGGAAACTAGTGTACGGCTTCGATGCACTGGTTGAGGAAGATCGCGCAGTGATGCTTGGCATCATCGCAGCCGTGCGCGGGCAGGCGCATCGCCTGCGCGTGCCCGTGTACGATAACCCGCGCAGGGGCGCGGGCGGGGGCACGCCCGTAGTCGCAGGCGCGAGTCAGGTCGGCAATACGCTGAACCTGTCCGGGGCAACTCCGACCGTCACGAACTGGCTGATGCTCGGCGACTACTTCTCGGTGGTGGTGAACGGCGATCACGAATTGAAAATGGTCACGGCGAATGCGTCGAGCAATGGATCCGGCTTGGTCACGGTAACGTTCGAGCCGCGCCTGCGCGCCTCGCCCGCGAACGGTGCCACTGTGTACGTCGAGCCGCAGAACATTCCAGTCGGCGTGTTCGTATTGGAAAACCCGGTGAACGGCTGGACCTCGCGCAACTGGAAGAACGGTGACGCCTTGTCGTCGGTTACGCTGTCGATGATCGAAGACGTGTTTGCAACGCAATGACTACGCGCGATATTTCAATCGACAATATCAATGCCCTTAACTCGGCAGTCATTCGCCCGATATTGTTTGCGCGATTGGACTTCGCGTCAGGTGTGAAACGCTTTCACACTGAGATCGGCCCGCGCATTGCGGTGCATCCGATCTACGGAAGCGAAACCTACTCGGGTGTCGGAGACTTTGGAGGCATAACGGGAGACATCAAGGAGTCGATCAGTCTTGCGCCGAATGGTGTGAGTTTGTCGCTGACTGGTGTTGATCCTGCACTAATCGAGGATGCGAAGACTGACGACTACCACCGTCGAGATATTGAACTGATGTTCGGCTTCGACGATGTGAATGGCGTATTGATTGATGATCCGGTAATCGTGTGGTCCGGTTACATGGATCATGTAATTATTTCACTCGGACAGCATACGGCTGAACTGACAATGATCTGTGAGTCGCGTGGCACGAATGGTCGCGGCAGATCGGACATCCGATTTACTGATGAGGACAAACAGATCACCGACTCCGGAGATTTGATCGCTGAATATGTTTTTCGCATGGCCGACTTGCAGATCAAATGGGGTGGCGAGCAGGTGCAAGGCAGTCCCGGTCGATTGAACTTTTCGGTTCCGCGCGCGTGAATGTCACTGCTCTGCGCTCGTACTTCTCCGAAGTCTCTACGCGTCCTTCGGTGCTCGGTGAGTTGGATTGCGTGCGCTTCGTGATCGAATCAATCCGCATCGGGTGGGGCCGAGACTTCCGCGATTGCCTGCGCTATCAGTGCCGGCGTTCGGCGGTGGCGCAACTACGCGAGGATGGCGGACTCTACGACGCATTCGCGCGCGTACTCGGCGAGGCAGTGCCGCGTAGTGAATTGATCCCCGGCGACATTGCTTATTTCACTGACTCTTTCGTCGGCTTGATGATGCCGGAATATATTGCTGTGAAATATCGTCGCACTATTTACCGAGTGCCATTCGAGCACTGCGGTCAGGGGTTCAAGTGGGACCGGCACTAGCGTTCCTCGGCGCAGTATTTTTTGGCACTGGCCTTGCGACCGCATCACTCGCGTATGTCGTCGCGGTCAATCTCGCACGCATTGCGATACTGTCTCTGATTTCCAAAGCACTGGCTCCGAAGATCGACCTGTCTCAAGCCGCCGCTGATAAGTTGCTGACCGTTCGCTCGTCGGTACAACCGCAAGCATTCGTGTACGGGCAGGACATGTTGAGCGGCCCGTTGCTGTTCGCGAATACAGGCGGTGAGGGAAACAATGATCTGCATAGGTTGGTGGCGCTTACCGGGCGCGAGATTGATTCGTTTGTCGCCTTTCGAATTGACGATACAGACATAGTTATCGGAACGCATATTACTGGCGACTCCGGACTTGTTACCGGCGGCCCATTCGCAGACGTAGTAGAGATTGATACGCGCAGAGGTACGTCAACGCAGACCGCCATCGCTAACTTGCTCAGCGAATTTCCGGACAACTGGACGACCGACCACACGGGTCGAAGTTGGTCATTGTTCTATACCAAAATGTCATTGGTTGCGAATAACGAAGCGTTTGAAGGAGGCATCCCACAGAATCTTCGAGCACTCATTAAAGGGAGCAAGGTCTACGATCCGCGCGAAGCGCACGACATAGAAGATCACGAAACTTGGGAATGGACAGAGAACCCGGCGTTGTGTTTAGCAGATTTCATGCGATGGGGACGCATTGGTTACGGCGAGTCACATGAGCGGATAGATTGGGATTTGGTCGCGGCGGCGGCCGACATATGTGACGAACTGGTTACTGTCCCGTCCGGTACGCAGAAACGGTACACCTGCAACTTCACATTCTACGCCGATCAGAGTCGGGAAACTGTCAGAGAAATTCTGGAAACCGCGATGCTTGGTCGAATGGTTTTCTCGCAGGGCAAGTGGCGCATGTTCGCGGGTGCACCGATTGCTGCAACAGTGACACTCAGCGAAGCGAATCTTTCCGGCTCTTTACAGTTTCAAGCATCGACGCCTAGCGAGAATCGGTACAACCGAATCAATGGCAAGTTCGTCGATCCGACTCGTAACTACACTGCGAACCCTTATCCTGAGCAGCGAGACAGTACATACGAGGACGCTGACAACGAGGTCAAGTATCAAACGTTCGATCAGAACGCCTGTAATAATTCCTACGAGGCACAGCGAAACGCAATCATTCGATTGCGTAAGTCACGGATGCAGCGGGTCGTAAACTTTCAAGGCAACTGGTCGTGCTTTCGTGTTCAGCCCGGAACGACAGTGAACCTTGACTGCGAAGAACTTGGCTTGAGTGGAGAGAAGTATTTTGTAACCGAGTGGACACTCGACAAGGAGGGCAAGGGCGTCAATCTTGTAATGGTGCAGGAAGACGATTCTGTTTGGGACGATCCCGAAGATTATGTGACGCGCACTTCAACCGGCGACTTGGTGTTCAACGATCAGGCAGCAGGTTTGACAAACGCCGAACTTCACAACGAGCGAATTAATGCGACATGCTATTCAGGCATCGTAGTAGGTGCCGATGGTCGCTTGTATTATTTGAATGCCGCTGGAGTGCCGACGCAGACCGGTGTGCCAGAGGGCGAGTGGCGCGGTTCTGAACTCGGCGACCGATGGGTGCGATGCACTGTCAACTTCGGCACACTTGATGTCGGCACAGCCGATACTTGGCAATTCCTCGATGTGGACAGGGAGTTCAGTTGCAATCGTCCAACAGCAGGCACCGATCTACTCAATATCACCATTGAAATTGCCGACGACGATGCAGGGACAAACATTATATCCAGCGCGACGTTTGATATTTCGGCCACATACATCACGCCACTCGCGTATGAGTTAGTAGAGGCAGGGAATTGGGCATCGAACTCCGGATCGTCGAGCGGCTCTGTGGCGCTTGACTTGCCGGCGCGCACTGCCGGAAATCAGTTGATCGTGTACTACACCGGTCTTGCGCAAGATTTGTCAGCCCCTGCGGGCTGGACACAGTTTCACGACAACGCATTCCTTACCACTTCACACGCGAAATTATTTTCGCGCATAGCAACCAACGACTCTAATGATGATTTTACTCTGTCATGGTCAACAGGAAATCCGTGCGCCGCGCAGATGGCATCGTTTACCGATCCTGCTTCAGTTACCAACCCTGTCGCGCAAAATGCTGGTGGCTCATTGCAGGAAGGTACTGTCGCATCGGCACCTTACTTCCCATATTTACAATTTACCTCCGCAACAACTGGCTCATGGCTGTATCTATTAATTGCCGTGCGTTATCAAACAACTACCGGGACGGCGCCGGGCTGGACTCAAGTTACCGATGATGCTCAACTCGACGCCATTGGTAACTTGGCGTTTATGAATACAGTGACAACAAACAAAAGATCTTGGGCAGTCTATTGGGCGTGGAAATCTGTACCAACGGGATCAGGACTAACGTTCACCGCAGGTGAACTCACATGCGACGGAACACATGCGATCAGTTCGCATATTAATTCTCAAATTCTTCGGCTGGTTGGAACATAGAGACTGCGATGTAATGACATGCACAGCGCTCCGATCCTCTGTCTGCTTATCATGGCGAATGCCGCGTGCTATGTCGTCGCGTGCGGGCACGATCAGAAGTTCACTGTGGAATACTCGACTCGCGTGACGCCGCACCGCGATGCCGTCTGCGTGTACTACGGAATGCGTCTGACGCAGTTGTACGCGGACGAAGCGAACGCAGAAACCGAAGCCAAAAAAAAAGCGCTCCAAGCCGAGTCGTCGGCATTGGAGCGCTTATTCGAGCAACGTTGTATCAGTGATAAAAAATAATTCTAAACAATAATATCAGCACACCCCACAGCATTACCGAAACCACTATGCTGAACAGGATGCCACGCATCGCGCGCAGGTCGTCCTTGTCACGCTGAATCATTGCTGTCTCCTGTACTTCAATCGATCACTTAGTCGCAAACATAGCGGTCGCCGCGATCCCGATAGCAACGAGGCGCGCTTGGTGATATTCCACCGCCACCGCCACCGCCGTCTGAACCACCGCCACTCGTTCTGACTGTGCCGTCATTCTTGAGACAATCTTCGCCTGCCGTGTAGCCGTCGTCACCCGCACTGCTTGGAATTTTGAATGCAGTCGATTCCAATATCTTCTGATATTCGTAAGGTGCAGTGCTTGGCACGCCGCTTGGTGACACCGAGAACACGCGCCAGCCTTTGATGCTGGTACGCGTTTGCAATGACACGGCGACGCCTGACACGCTCAGCGTTCTGAATACGGTGATGATGGTTACGTTCTCGGTCTGACCCAAACCATTCTTGACGCGAATGGTGAAACTGGATTCAGGTCCGAGTTTGTAACCGATAGATCCTATGCCGTATTCCTTGTCATACACTCCCGCTGCCGATCCGACCATGACATAGTTCCATGCCGCGTTCCCTACGTCACCGGGAAACTTGCTGATCTCGCGGCAGTTGCGACACGGAACCTGCGCAGTCAATCCATACTCGCTATAGTCGTCGGTCGGCTGCGTTCCCGTTGTGTCCATTGGGCACGCCGCATAAGCGAACGCAGGCACGAGTAGTGCAATCAGGACAACGATTCTCATGACTGCCACCCTTCGCCAAGCAATGCTTGCCGCTCCCGTGTCAATCGATCAAAGCGCCTGTCTGCTCGCTGCTTGATCGGCGCAAGGTCTACGCCCTCTGCAAGCAACTCGTTGGCATAGCGTTGCACGCCGTCCGGCCAGTCAACGATCTTCGAAGTCGTCAGCGCGATCTCGTAGGCCGTTTCTGTGCTCTCAAGACTTTCGAGTTCCCCGCCCGTGCGCGCGCCCGCGCGGCTGTGCCTGTTGAACAGCCACTCGAACAATGGGTCCGGGCTGCCGCTCAACGCCACCGCGCGTTCGTAAAGCAACTCGGCAGCGTCGTCGTTGTCCGTGCGCCGTGCAAGAAGCACAGCGGCGTCCGGATCGCTGACCGACATAGCACGCAACTCGTCGTCTGAATAGACCGAGTACGCGTGGTCGCTTGCGGGTAATTGGAAGTCACTCACCGGCCTGCCTACAACCGGCAATTCGATGCTCGGCAGTTGTCGCTTGGTTTGACTGTCGGTTCTGAATCCCGCTTCGACAATCGCGTCCAGTTGCGACACCTGCTGCGCTTGCTCCCGATCAATCAAGCGGATGGTAACGAACACCATCAGCATGACTGCCACGAACGAGCCAGCCATCTTCAGTAACAACTTCCTGTCCATTTCTTTTCTCCTCAGTATCGGTCAATGCTGACCACGATGCCCGCTCTCACCGGGCATCAGGGTTGCACTAGTACAGTTCGTCCTCTGGCTCAATCGGTTCGTCGCATTCGTAGTCGCCGTCCGTCAATACTTCCGGGCGATACTTCGCCAACGTTGCCGTCTTGCAGTTCTCGCACACCCGCGCTAGCGCGATGCCTCGCGCATCATATTCCCACCACGAATTTTCATAGGTATGCGTGCAGGCTGCACCACTCATGATGCGTCTCCTTCAGTCTGCTCGCGTTCACGCGATACGATCAGGAACGCGTCCTTGATTGCGAGTAATGCTTCGCGCAGTTCCGCATTCTTTTCTCGTAAGCGTTCGTTCTTAATCCGCTCGTGTTCCAGTTGCAGTTGCACCGACTTGAGATCGGTGTCGAGTATTCGTCCGATCACGTCCGCGTCTGGATCGACAGCCGCATGATTGCCGTTCAGGTAGTTGCAACGACTCGCCGCGACCTCTCTGCTGTTGTGATCCGACTCCGCGTCCCAGTCGCCGTTTGGCTTGGTGTAGCCGACCGTCCACACTCCCGGCTCGGTCTTGATATAAACGTACATAGTTTTCTCCCTCAGTAAACGGCAGGAAAGTCCTACCAGTGAGCGCCCCGCAGGGCGCTCGTAGTTAGAACCTCAATTCTCCTGTTGTTGTTTCTTCCTCGCGTACTTCGCTTTCTGTCGGCACGAGTTGCTGCAGTAGACCGCGCTCTTGACTGCCACGAATGATGTCTTGCACCACGCGCACTTGTGCCTGACGCGTCGGCGCATATCCGACAGGGCACCGCCCGGTGTGTCTTTCATTTTCGCAGCCACCATTCAACAATCAAACCCATCCAAACGAACGCTCCACACGCGAGCGCCGCCACCAGTAAAAATCCAAACAGATTGTCCATTCGTTTTCTCCTACTTCTTTTTCGCCGCCGCGACCTTCGCCGCCTTCTTTTGCAGCACATGCTTGCCATTGAAAATTCGGCCGACCGTTGCGTGCGATACACCGAACCGCTTTGCTACTTCGTCATGGGACAGACCTTCGTTGCGTACCGCCGCAATCTGCGAAAACAGCGAACGCGATATAATCACGCGAGCCTTGCGCTTGCCTCGTGACTGCTGCCCATTCGGCGTGGTCGTCATGGTTACATTGGCTTGCATCTTTTCCCGCACGACGAACTCGTCGATCAGTGCGGCGTCCATGAGCGAATTAACTTCTATCGTAAGTGTTACTTTCATTTCTGAATCCTCAGTTGTGGTGAATATCAAAAGGCACACGCGCGCGCGTGTGCCTGAGTTATTCACTGCTTGTGCCGTTTCTCGAACGACTGCATCCAATACAGAAGCACCTCGCGTGCTTGAGGCGATGTCAGTTTGAAGGCTCTGGTTAGGTACGGCGATGCACCGAACATATTGGTGATGCCTGATGCACGCAGTCCGTCCAGATAGGTCAGGTGCTTGTCGTCCACTATCGGTGGTCGGTCGCTTTGCTCAATCATTGTCTTTTCCTCAGTTGGTGAATATCAAAAAGCGCACGCGAGCCGTGCGCTTGAGTTATTCACTTCAGGTCAGGCTGATCGGTCGCGGCGTGTGCTCGTCGCAGGTTTCGAACTGCACACCGACCGGGGCCGGTGCCTCAATGCCTGCGTGCCGACGCACAGCCTTTGCCAATTCTGATTGCGCTTTAATTACGCCACTTTGCGAACAACTGTTGCAGTTCCAATAGATACCACCTGCTGCAACCAGTGCCTTGTGCTCGACCAGTTCGGCCTCGCACTTGTCGCACGGTCCATTGGATGGAACGCGCTCGCCTTCGGGTACGTCCTGCCAATCTCTGAAACGGCGATTTGCCTTTTCCAGTTCCTGTATGACGCGTCGCGTGCCTTCGCCGCGATTGGCATAGGCGTACTGCTTCGGATCGTAACTTCTACCCCAGTTGTCTATCAGTTCGACGCGGCGCAAGTGGCCTATCGTGAGGTCGTTCGCATCGCCGCCGCAGCGCGGGCAGAACGTCAGGTGCGGGTCGAGACCGCGCTTTGGGTGTAATGGTATGTTTCCATTCATTGTCGTTTCCTCAGTTGATTGAACTAACGTGCCACCTCTTGCGAAGTGGCACGGTGGTTCACTTTGTTACATCACGCTGCTTCTGCGATGCGTGTCCAGTCGGTCTTCGGCAACTCGATTATGTCGCCGCCGAGACGTTCCAGTTGGACTTGACGCTCGAAACTCACTTGCTCGTTCTGCGCGTAGTGAGTTATCGCCCACTGCATACCGAACTGTGACAAGTCGCCGCCTTGAATGAGCGACGCCAGAATGCCGTCCTGTTCAGTTGCCGTCAGGTTTGGCAGAGCCTTGATGGCGTCTGCCGGGCGTTCGATCTGTTTGCCTGTCATGGCTGCCTCGAACTCATCGACTGACGCGTTGAACCGTTCGAGCGACAGGCCAGCGGTCACGAGGTCCTGCACTTTCATCCAGAACGCCTTGTCATTTGCGATCTTGGTGGCGTCAGAGAACAGTTCCTGCACGCCGTCGCCTTCTGACAACTTGCCGCCGACATGGTACTTGCGCATTGAACCGCTCGACCGTATTGCCATGTTCGAGCAACCCTTCTCCCAAGTGCCTGTCTCGACCGCAACCGAACCTTGACCCGTTTCGGAATTCGACAGGCAAGTGCCGGGCTTGAACAAGTGGATGAGATTGTGTCCGCCGTCGCCGAAGTACGCGCCTTTCACCTTCGACACCATTCTCTCGATGCCCGGAATGACTGCTTTGATATACAGGCGGTTCTCGAGTATGTCGCAGTTCAGCACTTCTGCTTTCAGTTGTTGAAGTCGCGACAATGTGGCGTTGGCGAAGTCGTAGTTATCAAGTGGACGATAACCGTTCGACAGGTACGCTCTGACGTTATCAAACAGCACACGAACCATCCGCGTCGCAGGCTCGCGCTGGAACAACTGATTTATGTTCCATGCCAGCATGTCTGGGTGCGACTCTGCGAGCCGGTCAACGAACGTGGCCGGGATTGCGAGTTGCGTGCCCATCTGTCGAATGGCGTGCTGCTTGATCGGGAACCGTTCACTGCTGCCCGCTTTCAGTATGAGATTAGTCGGACTGCTGCTGTCGGGTTCAACGGTCAGGTGTCGAGTGTCGGCAACGAAGTCATACTTCGCGGCATTCTGTCGCGTGATTTCTTCCGCCAACTCGTTCAGCGTTAAGCCTTTTGTTTTCGTATTCATATTCTTTCCTCAGTTTGTTTTGGCATGATTGCCAGAAGGCGCACTCATCGAATGCGCCTCAGTCAATCACGAATGCTCGCACTTTTTATGCGAACTAAAACGCGCGAACACTTTTACCTTGCCGCCGAATTGCGGCTTGTGAACATCGGCAAACTCTTGCGCCGCTGCGCGTGAGTTCCAAGTCCTTGCTTCCCAAAAATAGTCCTTGTCTTGAACAACGCTCCATTTATAACCGTTCCAGAACCGAACGATAAAATGCTGATTGGATTTCATGTGGTGTCCTCAGTTGTGAATATCAAAAGGCGCGCTCATCGAACGCGCCTGAGTTATTCACGAGTGGACGTAACCGTCTTTTTCAATGCCGAGCCACATGCCCTGCCATCGAACCATGACGCAGCCCGGTCCGGGTTGCACGGTGCGACGGAATCGCCGATACCCGCGCAGTGACAGGTCGATCCGATACACGCTGTCTGCTGTGCTGGTCGGACGTTCGTAGATTCGCTTTAGTGACACACGCTGTTCTCTGGTTAACCTCATTGTCGTTCCTCAGTTGGTGGTGAATATCAAAAGGCGCGCTCATCGAACGCGCCTGAGTTATTCACTCTTGCAGTGCGCGAAAGGTGTCCGCGCTGCCTGCAAAGACTTGCCCCGGCCTCGCGTCGAGTTCGACCTTGACTCGATCATTCGGAGTCAATGACATGCCCACCACTACGCCGTACCGCGCTCCACGCATCCACAGGTCTGTGCAAGGGTGCAATTCAACGCGGTCGCCGATCCCGTATCCGTTCCCATCAAAGCCATAGACCGTTTCGGTTTTCATTTTCGTTTCCTCAGTTGGTGAAACTAACAAGCCCGCTCTTGCGAACGGGCTTGGTGGTTTCTTACTCGCCGACTGCCGACTGGCGAGTCTTGCGTTTGTTGTGCTTTTCAACTTCTGCTGTCAGGTCGAAGTACGCCTGACCTTTCGCGGTGATGCTGGTAACGTAGACTTCCGCAGCCTCGCTGACCTCGACACCTTGCGGGACGTACCAACTTATCTCATACGATGCGTCGCTTGGCGCTTCAACGCGGCAGCACCATATGTAAACGCCCGGCCCACCTTCCTTCTGCGCGCGCGCCACCATCGGCTTGAGACTCGAACGAAACGAACTTACCAGTCCGTCGAGCGCTTCCTTGCGGGTGTCCGCGGTCTTCCAGCCGAACACGGTGGCCGCATAGTAGTGATGGCCTTGCTCTTGCTTTGCTTTGCTTGTAGTCATTTCTATTCCTCAGTTGTGGTTGGTGAATATCAAAAAGCGCACGGCTCGCGTGCGCTTGAGTTATTCACTTGGTCGTTTCTATTGCCCACATCAAGCAATCGAATTGACCTTCGCTGTATCCGTCCTCGTCGTCCTCGTCCTGCTTGTCGCGTATGTCCCACAGATGATGCACCGTCTTGACGCTGCGCAGTTCTACGCGCTGACTATCGGTGAGTTCCATATCGGTGCAAAACATTTCCAAGTAGGCGTCGTTCGCAACGGACAGTTGGCGTTTGTTCATTGGTAGTTCCTCAGTTGGTGAATATCAGAAAGCCCGCTGTCGCCAACGGGCTTGAGTCATTCACTCAGTAAACGCAACTTCGTAGCCGTGCGTTTCGTATCGTGTCACGCGCAAGTCGTAGCCTTCTTCGCTAGGAAATACTTTTCTGAATACCTCAAGTGCTGCCGACGTTTTGATCAGGTTAGTCAGTGACCGTTCGTGCGTCGCGAAAAAGTGCTTGCCGTTTTTGCTAACATTTATTTCGTAGTACATTGTCGTTCCTCAGTTGGTTTGCGTTGAACTAACAAGCCCGCGCATCGCACGGGCTTGGTGGTTCATTAATCTTCGTCGCCGAAGTCTTCGGCGATTTCTTTGCACAGTTCGATCAGCGCGTCCTTCGCGCGCGTTTCTTCTGCATCAAGCATCAGTTCGTTGTCGAGCAGTTCGTCGTATTCTTCCTGACCATGATCGTAGTCTTCCAAAACTTCCTCGTACTCGGGCGTTCCTTCCTTGCCTTCGTCGCGCATCTTGTCGAGTTTGGCGCGCAGCATTGTCAGATCATCAAGCACTTCTTTCGCCTCGTCGCTGCGTGATCCTGCTCCGTCGCGCAATGCGTTTGCGCAGTCGCGCAGATCGGACAGCGTGTTTTGAAACCGGCAGTAACTCATGTTGCTCATTGGTCGTTCCTCAGTTGGTGAATATCAAAGGACGCGCTCAACGAGTGCGTCCGAGTTATTCACGCTTCGTTACTTGTTCCAGTACGACCGCGGCGCAGTCTTGGCGAATGCTACGTCCCATTCGTCTGCCAACTTATTCATGCGCGCTGCCGCTTTTGGATTGACTTCCGCGAGATCTTCACACGCGTTCTCGAATGCTTCGATGCCCGGTCCGTCCACAACCACATCGTTGTCAGCAAACAGTTGTCGGATTTCAGAATTGATTGTTCCTAATGTGCGTTTCATTTTCTAACCCTCAGTTGGTTTGCGTTGAACTAACAAGCCCGCGCATCGCACGGGCTTGGTGGTTCATTCACTCGCTGGCGTTTCGTGTTTGACATGCGCGAGAATTTGCGCGGCCAGTTGATCGTCGTGCCTCGCCAACAGCGCGAGTAGTTCCAGAAGTTCGTTGGTCATGGTCGTTCCTCAGTTGATGTGGGTTGAACTAACAAGCACTCGCTTGCGCGAATGCTTGGTGGTTCATTGTGTCAGTCCGTCATGTTGCAAGCGTCAAGAAAACGTTCGCGGTCGAAGGTCGGGTTGTCGCGTTTGCATATGCTCGCGAGTTCGCGCGCAATGGTGCGTCGTGTCGCGTTCGCTGCTTCGGCAGCCTTGCCGTAACCGGGCAGTTTGCAACCAGCGATAACGTTGGCGAGTTCAATGTAGTCTTTGCGTGACATGTTTGTTTCCTCAGTTGATACAGTTCGGATTGAACTAACATGCCCGCTCGATTGAACGGACATGGTGGTTCAGTTTGCTGCTACCAAGTCGACTCGCCTGCTTCGTGGTTGCGTACATGATCGATGCTGCCGTCTGAATCGACGACGATGTACCAATGCTCGCCCGCCTTGTTCGTATGCGCGTTCCATGCTTCGTCGTGATCGCTGCCCGTTTGCCAGTTGCTTGAAACGTCAAGCACCTTTTCGAGCATCATCATTGCTTGAACTTGTGCAGACGGTGCGGTGTCGATGTTGAATGCGTGTGCCATGTTTGTATCCTCAGTTGATTGGTGAAAATCAAAAAGCCCGCTCATCGAACGGGCTTGAGGCTTTCACTTTCTAGCGGTATGCGGTCGCTTTTGACGACCATGCTTCGTAGTTGTCCGAGTTGTATGCGAAGTTCGCGCGCAACTCGTCGTCGGTCATGTCAGGAAACCATCCCGAAGGAATGTAATCCGCTGGGCCGTCGTAACCTTTCGCGGGCGTGATCGTCCACAACTTGATGTGCCGATCCCACCAGAGTTCGATTTTCGGAAACTCTTTCGCGATTTCTTTTGCTTCTTTGGTATTCATTTTGTCGTTCCTCAGTTGGTGAATATCAGAGGGAGCATTCTTGCGAATGCTCCCGAGTTATTCACTTTTGTTCAGTAGTAACTGCGCTCGGAAAGTGCTCGTGCTTTGTAACTGTACGATGTGAGGCCGTCGCGTTTTTGTGCTGCGGTGTGCAACTTGTTCGCGTATTGTTCGGCTTGCTCGTGCGTGCCGACCCATTGCTTGCCAGCCTCACGAAGCCATGCTTCGCGAGTGCCGGTGACGCCGCCCGATACGCGGCACCAAATTCCATGCGATACTTCGAATTGATTTTCCATTTTGTGTTTCCTCAGTTGATGGTGAATGAAAATCAGCAAACGCATTGCCTAAGCAATGCGTTTGGAAAATCCACTCGGTTTAAATCTGCCTGACGACCGTACCTGTTCTCTTACTGACGCGAAACTTCGCATACAGACACGCGCCTTTGAAAACGCAAACTTCGGTAAAGTTTTTCAAACTCCGCGTGATTAAAACTTCTGCGTCGTTTGGTGCATCGCAAAGAATCCGTAACAGATTTTTCTTTGCTTCGATTGCTACTGCGTTCATTGTCGTTCCTCAGTTTGAATTGCATGAGTGCCACTCGCGTCGTCGCGAACGGCTCATAATGAAATCCAAAACTGGTGAGCGGGTTTGAGAAAATGCTTGGGGTTAATTCCCCTCCCCGTTTCGGTTCTCGCGTCGGCTGGCGCCGACCGACCGACTAAACGGTTGCTACACGAACCTCTGAAACTTCGTGTAGCCCGACCCCACTATGCGGACCGGCGGACGATGGGACTTCCTGTTCGTCTCCCATCAGACGGACAACGTTGAAACCCCGGGTCGCCATGCGCGTGCGCGATTCGTTTCGGCTGAGGACCGTCGTCGTCGCGTGCGCATGGGTCGATGATGTACGCGTGCCGTGACTCACGTCGGGGCACTTCGTGCGTCGTTCATCGTTTGTGGGATACGTTGTCACGTCGTCATTATACGGCGCCGTCTCCGTGTCACCAAAAGGTTTCATAGGCAACGAGTAATGTTTCACAGGCAACGAATTGTGGGCCGCGTCAACGTTGAGTCGTGCGACGACATGTCATGGGGCGGGGCGCGAGGGATCGCGCGCCCTGCGCGATTCTGCGCGATTTGGGGGCATGGGGCGGGGCGTGCGTCGCGTCGTCGATTCGCGCTGGGGCGCGACACCTTGGCCGTGGCTGCGGTATAAATGGCCGGCCATGCCAACGTCTCATCCGTCAGCAGCCGACCGGCCACGCCAGCCACTGGTCTTCGACGCAGGCCAACAACTCAATGCGCCCGGTCGCTATGAGGATCGCTACGGTGGCTTCATGGGACTGTTTAAGTCCGTTGCCTATGCCTCACTGGACTTCGATGTCACGGTGGAGAACGCACCGCCGACGTGGCGTCCACTGCTGCACGCGTTAGGCGCACAATTCTCTGGCGCGGCCACAATCGCGTTCCACGAAGATCGGGTGATCGCTGAAAGCGTGGCATCGTTCGTGGGCGCGCCCCTGCGCGCGCGCGACAGAACGGCGCTCGAGGCGTTTTGCGCGATGCGGCCTGAGACGGTCGATGCGCTATGGAAGTGTGACTGTCAGTGGCGCGCACCGCGGACCGAGCGTGGCGTGTTCGCGACTTCGCTTCGTGACTTCTCGGTCACTTGCAACGGCTCGTTTTTCCGTGCCGAGATATTCGAGTACATGGATCAACTCAAGCACTATGTACCGCGCGCGCCGAACTTGGTGCTCGTGCCTTGCGCTGCCGACAAGCCTTATCCAAGTCCGTTGCACCAGATGGTCATAGATGCTCTGCCGGACGATTCGTGGGACATAATGAATGCAACTGGCGTACTCGGTCTCGTGCCGCGCGACCTGTGGGACTTCATGCCTCACTACGACAGCGGCATTCCGAATGAATGGCGACTGATGCATGTTGCCGCGTGGTATTTTCACAAGTGGCGAGCGCATTACAAACGCATCGTCTGCCACACCGACTACTACAGCCTGTCGCTACTGCGCGCGTTTCAGTTGCTCGGATGGTCTGTCGGTACTCCGCCTGTGCCTGCGCAGCCGAGTATCCAATTCACTAGACCGATCAACTTTCACTACGACTACGAGGACCTCATGGGACGCACCGCGCTGGCGTGCCTGTCCGCCTCGCTGACTTCTGACTTCTCACATGTGGCCGGCTACCACGGCCTTACTGACCCGGTGTACTACTTTTTCAACGAACAACGGACACGACAATGACAAACGCGATGGTTGTCCTCTCAGGAGGGCAGGACAGTGCAACCTGTTTGGCTTGTGCGCTGCACACCTACGACAATGTGCGGGCGGTCACGTTCGACTACGGCCAAAGGCATCGGATCGAGTTGGTTCAGGCGGTCGCAATCATCGAACGCGCAAGCCAGTTATCAGGTCGTCGTATACCACACGATCTGGTGAAGGTGCCTGATGTTCTGATCGGCACGAGTCCGTTGACAAACAGGGAGCAAGTGGTCGAACTGTACGAATCGGCAGACACACTTCCGGGCGGTCTGGAAAAAACGTTTGTCCCCGGTCGCAATATTCTGTTCCTAGCCATCGCGGCCAGCCGAGGGTACGTTCACTTCGACGGAGACCCGTTCTTGTTAGTGACCGGCGTTAGTCAAGAGGACTTCGGCGGCTACCCGGACTGCCGCTCTACATTCATGGAAGCGATGCAGACCTCTCTCAATCGCGGTCTATATCTAGACGATTCTCTACAGAATGTTGTAATCGAAACGCCGCTCATCTACTTGAGCAAGGCGGACACGGTGCGACTTGCGCGCGATACCGAATTCGGAATGGAACTCGTCGGTCTGTCGCACACTTGCTACAACGGGTTGCGCGGTACGGTCCATGACGACGGATCTGTAACGGTTGGTTGCGGTCACTGCCACGCTTGTCTGTTGCGATCACGCGGGTTCGCTGATGCTGGGATCGAAGATCCTGCCAAGTCCTTGCTTGCAACAGACCTACTGCAGGCAGGTTAGTCGGGTTCGGCTACGTCGCGTAGGGTGTCCACGCGGCGGCTGGCTGACGCTTTCGCCACGGTCGACGACCGACGCCCTGCACCCTTCGGAACGCGTCTTGTGCGTCGTCTCGTTCAGCGTCGCGTAACGCTTGATCGACTGTGCCAGCCATCGCTGTCAGTTCTCGATGCAGACCGTCAATCCACTTTTCGTCCGGCTCGTGGTCCAAGTCTTCGATCAGCGCATTTTTCAATTCGACGCACAGGCGTAACTGGTGACGGTCAACGCCGCCGACCTCGAGCAGCACTTGCAGCAGCACGCCATTCGCGATTTGTGCAGCATGTTGGTTGTCGTCATTCATCCGTCGCGCGCCTCTAATGGTCGGATTCGATCCACATTTCGCCACCCATGAGGCTCACGTACTCGCGGCCGTCTGTCGCCGCTTTCATGCGCTCGGCATTCTCCGCTTCACACTCCGGGCAGAACTCGCCGTCCATTTCGCAGCCGTGCAGGCTGCACACTTCCGGTTCGTCGTCGCCGACGATCATTAGGTACTGTAGGAGATTCATCCGCAGGACTCCGGTCGCTGCTCGCTCGTGATTACTTCAGCACAATCCCGTCTTTTTAATTCCATCCTGCTCGGACGCTTTCATGCGCCCGGCATCAATGCGACAGCCACTTAACACAACGGTCGCGCGCCATGTTTCGCTAATTTCGGCAGTTAACTCAATGCGCACGACGCCATCAATTTCGATGTCGTCAACGAAAAGACGAGTGCCGACTGTGTACTGTGCGCCGTCTTGCGCGTACTGAAGTCCCGGAACAATGCGCACGACACTCATTCGGGACCTGCCGCTTTCATGCGCTCGGCTTGGAAGTGCTCCCATGCGAGTTCGATGGTGGCTACGACTTTCGATTCTGTCATTGTAAAAATGTAATTTTTCCCTATGCGGAATCCGGCCTCGAACGCATCGCGCTGCTCAGCCCGCAGTCGCGCGTTCTCAGCAGTCAGGCGCTCGATTTCTTTCTGGCTTAACTCGCCATTGAGTTTATGCGCCTGTTCCATCGCTTCCTGTTTGCTTGAAAATTTCGACTTGAAGTGCCAACGATTCTCAGAGTCGAAATAGCCAACCGTGAAAGTATTTTTCATCCGCAGGGTTCCTCAGTCGATGTCGCGCCTTTCATGTCCGCGCCGGGCGGATATTTTGGCTTGCATGTGCAAGGTGCAGGTCCGTCACTTGTCACGTACTCACAGTCTCGTGAGTGCTTCGGTGAAGTTGCCTCGGCCTCGTCTGGCGTTAATCTTCGCCGTCCTTCGCATGACGATTCCTCAGTCGATGCCGCCGCTTTCATGCGCGCGGCTTGAAAGTGTTCCCATGAGAGTTCGATGCGTTTTGACTTGGATGTTTCGTCGGAACTATCCGCGATCCAATTGACGCCGACTTGGAATCCAGCCTCGAACGCCTCGCGCGGCGTGATCGCGGAGTCTCGCTTCGGCGTACTCCCGCCGTCGCCGATTACAAGCGGCACATACGCGACTCGTTCTTCGATTGTCACTAACTGTTCAGTCGCTGCGAACTGTCTGCCGTCAGTACCGCCTCCGCCTGCGCCACCAATGGCAATGGTCACGCAGTAGCCTTCGTGATCCTTCGGCAGTCCACAGGTCACGCGCCACTCGCGCAGCGTGTCGATGTGCTTCCCGCATAGTTCCGTTTTCATTTATTCGCCCTCAGTTGTTTGCCGGATCAGATTGCAGTGCTTCAAGTAGTTCGTCGTGTAATCCACGCGGAAGATTGTTCCATGCAATGCCAGCGAGTTTTTGCTGTTCGATTGCATCGGTCGTGTAGTGATTCCGAAACTCGAACATCCATTCGCCACAGCAGTTCGGCGTACCGTATGCCCACTTGCCGCCACAGGTTTCGTTGATGTCGAACTTCGCCGGCGATGCGCCGCACATGCAGATCCTATTCGTCGTCGTCATGTCCGATCCGCCGTTTCGCCACCGTGTCGTCGCTGAGTCGCGCTACGTTGCGCGCAGTCTCGACTTCGGCAATATCTGCATACGCGTCCATGAATTTCTTACTCAGCCACTGGTGCTCAGACATAGGCTCAAGAGCGAGAGTTTCGTAGCCACCGATAACGCCGACCGCCTTGTCGATCCGTTCATCGCCGCAAGTACGAGACTTGCGCCAATCGCTACCGACGCCAGTTGCATGATCCATCGCACGTTGCCATGCCTCGCGCGGACTCGTCTGTGCAGCCTTGCGAAGTTTTTCAAACGCAGATGGTCGAGGAAAAAAATCGCACGTGCGTGTAAGGTGCGTCGCCGCTTCGCTGAACTCTGGAAATGTCCAGTCAGCGAACGAATCCCAATAGGCAGCGAGCAAGTCTTTAGTTATGTCCTCTTTGAAAACTGCGCCTAATCGATTCATCACTTCCAGAAATTTTTGCTTTTCATGCTGTTTCATTTAACCACTCCACTGAGGCTGCAACATTTTTCTCGAATCGACGCTCGCCTTTGTTGCGCGGCACTTCCCACAGTTCTAGGTAATGTTTGTCAGGGCCGCAGAACGTGGCAGCCTGTTTGACGAACTCGGTGCCGGTTGTGTCTGTGGCGTCGCACCACGCGGCATATCGTCGCGCTCCTTCGATGATCGTTTGCCAATCCTCACCGCCTTTCAGTCGCGTGTTACAGGCGCGCAGTGCTCGATTCCATGATTGTCCGCCTGCACGCTTCGGGTAGACTCGCTTCAGTTCTTCGAAGTCGAAAGTGGGCTGTTTTTTTTGTGAGCGTCGCGTCGCTTTCTTTTTGGCGACGCGATGTACTAATGATTCACTACGTGTCGATAGTTTTCCGTGTGAAGGACTTTCCGATACCACGTTTTTTGCGTCTCGGTCTGCGTCTCCATCTGCCGCGCAAGCGGTCTTATCTGTATCTAAGGCCGTTACCTCGCCGTTACTGAAACGTTTCCTCGCCGTTTCAGGATTGTTAGGTATTGTTTTGTTTGGTCTTTTCTTTTGCCGTTCGCGATACTTGCGCACCCGTGCCGTGCTGTTGGCAGAAACAGGCTGTCGCTTCTCCCAGTTGACTATTTCGTCGTTCGCGTCCATGAATCCTTTACGTCGAAATACTTCCAGCGTTGTTTCAAGTTCCTCGCTTGAAATGCGCATGGCACAAGCGAGTTCGTCGTGGCTTAGATTTATTTCCTCAGAGCATTTGAGGCAGAACATCATGACGAGTCGGCGCTGCAATGTTTCGTCCATGCTTTGCACTTTCGGGTCTTTCGCAAATTCCGCATACATGCGGAACCACGGTAGGCTCATAGCAATTCCCCTTGTCAGTAGTTTTCATGATCGATCAAACGCCAAAAATTCTCGGCCAGTCGCACGATGCGCGGACCGCCATCTGCGGGCGGGCGCGATGGATCACCTTGTTCCAATAATTTGATTCCCGCCTCGATGTGCTCGATGGGAATGCCGGTTTGCTTTGCTATTTCATCTGGCGTCGCATCGATGATTCCATCCTCATCGCAAAACCAGATCAGTGGGAATATTGTGACTTTCGCTTGCCATGGCAGCGACGCGTCAACTATTAACTTCGAATTCTTTCCGAACACTTTGCATCTCCCTTTTTCGTTGCAAAAAAAACCGACCGCGCCATCACGCAAACGACTGAGGGCGTTTACATGACAGCACGGCCGGTTCCTTACTTCACTGACTTCTGTTTGCGTCGCGCAGGCTTTTGTTTTTCGACTGGCGCAGGCCAGATGTCAGGTCGTAAGTCCCAAAGGTCCAATCGCAGGTCGTCGTCTTCGAACATCTTCTGCGAAGTTTCAACAATGACGCGCGCGCGCGCAGGACCCGTGCGCGTGTAGCCGGTAGTAATGGCGTTCAACATGCCCGGCGAGATTTGCATGGTGTCACAGAACTCGCGTCGATTATCAGCACCGAGGCGACGCCAGAAAAGAAACAGTTTCGAATTTTTTGCGTTTCGTCTGACAGGCATTGTCGCAATCCTTGTTGAGAAGTTCTGAAAAGGTAGGCACCTATTATAATGTTGTAATGCAGGTTGAAAAGGGAGTAAGATGAGAAATATGCGGTGTTTTTTATACAGTAGCGCGATTTATTTAATGCAGTAGCGTTAGTGCATGACGTTTTATCACGGCGAGGATGCAAGCATGGCAGAACTGGAACTTGGTCGGATTTCGTTGCCTGCCGAGCAATATCACGCAGATCGGTCAGCGGTCAGCAAAGGGTGGCTGGATCGAATCGACCGATCACCCGCGCACCTGCGCGCGTACCTTGACGGCATCGAACGACCAGACACGCCTGCTTTGATACTCGGTCGCCTTGTGCATGTCGCAGTGCTCGAACCCGATTTGCTGACGCAGCAGTTCGTCACAGCGCCGCAAGAAATCAATCGCAGAACGAAACTCGGCAGAGACGAGTACGCCGCATGGCTGAAAGAGAACGCGCACAAGCAAGTCGTAACAGAGTCGCAGTTGGATCTGGCGGTTGCGATGCGCGACTCGGTACACAAAAACAAAGCAGCACGCGCGTTACTCGGCATCGGCGATCCTGAGCAAACAGTTGTATGGCAGAACAGCGAAACGGGCGAGCGTTGCAAGGCACG